CCGAAGCCGCCATACATTATGGTAATTTTCTAAACGCTGTAGGGTTTGACTATAAAGCAGATCGCCAAACCGAAGATACACCTATGAGAGTTTCAAAGGCTTGGCTCAAAGATTTAATCATAGGTTCAATCTCAGATGAGCCGAATATTACAGTATTTCCTAATGATGAGGGTTATAATGGATTAGTAATTCAGTCAGGTATTCCTATTGTTAGCATGTGCGCTCACCATAATCTAGCTTTTACAGGATATGCTACAGTAGCATACGTACCAGATAAAAACGTGATTGGATTATCTAAATTAAATCGTATTGTAGAATGGTTTTCTCGTCGTCCGCAAATGCAAGAATCACTAACACAACAAATACATGACTATATAGCAAATAAAATGAACTGTAATTCAGTAGCTGTTAGTATTGCTTGTAAACATACTTGCTGTAGTTCAAGAGGTATCAAACATTCTTCAATAATGACCACTAATAAATTCAGTGGTGTATTTATGGAACCGAATAATCTAATACGTGAAGAATTTCTTCATGCTATTGAAAAAAATGGTCCTAAATTTTAATTATAAAAAATATGTCAACATTAGAAACTCAATATAGAAATTATAAGGAATGTAATCCATTATCTGATTTTACATTTGAACAATGGCAAACATGGAATGCTAATTTATTAGCTAGCGCCATAGCTAAATATAGAGAAGATAAACCTAAAATATTAAAAGATATAGAAAATCAAAATTATGTCCCATTTGTTTCAGAGGTAGAAATATTTAATAAAACAATGGGTAAACCAAATAATTATACACCTAACATCCCTGATGAAAAAGAATGGAAATTTGTATATGATTTTATTCTTGAAGAATTAGAAGAATATAAACATGCTTGTGAGACAGGAAATATAGTAGAAATATTAGATGCTCTATGTGATATCACATATGTCTCTTTAGGTAATGGAGCTATGCTTCATGGTCTTAAAGATAAGATTATACCCGCTTATCAAGAAGTACAAGCATCAAACATGTCTAAAGCTTGTAAAACATTAGAAGAAGCTGAAGAAACAGTTATAGTAAGAAGTAAACAACAAGGCGAACCTTGCCATATTGAGCCGCAAGGTGAATATTGGGTAGTGTATAGGAGTCGTGATAGAAAAGTAATGAAATCAATAAACTATTTTAAACCAAATCTAAATCAATTTTTTTAAAAATGAGAAATCTAAACGAAATCGTAGCAGATTTAAAACACAACATTGAATGGTCTCAACCAAACATGAGATACAACAACTTAATGGAACTAGTCACAGAACTAGAACAAGCATTAACCCCTAAAGTAACAACACAACCTGAAACTTTAGTCGAAGAAGCAATAGTAGAAGAAATACTCCCAGAAACTATAGTAACGGGAAGTATAGAAGATGAAGAAACAGTTACCCCTAAAAAAGGTAGAAAGCCATCTACTAACGCTTAAAAAAATAAGTTTAGATAAGTTTGGAGTCCCGCAAGGGACTCCTTATCTTTATGATATAAGATAATAACATGAAAGAACAATTTGTACCACTATCAATAGCAGAAGTACTAAAGCAAAAAGGGTTTAATGAACCTTGTATGGCCTACGTTTATACTGGAGATACTGGTAATAATGTGGATCGGTATATATATGGATCCAGTACTCCTGAAGGCAAAATTGAGTGTGATGATTGGAATAAGTACGATATGTCCTACTCATTACCCCTGTGGCAGCAAGTCATTGATTGGTTTAGGAAGAAGTATAATATTATAATTGAAGTGCAGTTTTTAGGTGGGTTAACTAAAGAAACAGCTCAATATATTTTTACTGTATGGGTTGGAGAAGAGTATGGCATAGAAAATGACGATTCAACCCAAGACTGGTCTAATAATTATGAAGAAGTAAGACAAAAAGCAATTGAACACGCATTAACACTTATATAATAAAATACTTTGTATCAATCAATATATTACTCATACAGCGGAGACGATAAAGGTATTTGTTACCTTAGAGATGATAAAAAAGGATGGAGTGAATTTAAATATCATTCTACAGTCTACAAATTAGACCCAGACGGTGAATACCAAACTCTATTTGGAGATAATTGTTCACTAGTTCAAGGAAAATTTGATTGGCATGATCCTGCTATACTAGAAAAAGACATACAAAAAGAATTAGCTATACTAAGAGATCTATACTATGAAGATGATTCCGCTCCTGAAAAACATAATGTAATATACTTTGACATTGAGATTGAGATAATAGGCACTTTAAATCCTCAAACTGTTAGAGAAGCAAATGCTCAAATGACATCAGTAGCTATAATAGATGTTTCTACTGGTAAAAAATATTGTTATATTGTAGATGAATCTAATGTTATTGAGTATGTAGATAAAGATAATAAAGAAATTATACCATGTGTCAATGAAAAAGACTTATTAAGCAAATTTTTAACTAAATGGGTTGAATTGGATCCTACCATTATAGTTGGTTATAATAGTGATTTTTTTGATATTCCATATACTTACTTTAGAATTAAAAAAATACTAGGAGAAGAGATGGCTTTATTTTTATCTCCTATTAAAAAAATAACTGATAATATATATAATTCACATTCCCCAATAACAATAGGAGGAGTAAATAGTCTTGATTATATGCTTTTAGTTAAAAAGTATATTATGAAAGAAGAATCATCTTATAAACTAAATGATATAGGATTAAAATATGCTAAACTAGGTAAAATTGAATATAATGGCTCATTAGATAAATTATTTAAAGACGACCCAGATAAATTCATTGAGTATAATCTTCGAGATGTTGAAATTATTGAAGCATTAGAGAATAAATTACAGTTTATTAAATTAACAATTCTAATATGTCATTTATGCCATGTACCTTATGAATCAATATATTATAATACAGTACTAAATGAAGGCGCTATATTAACGTATTTAAAACGTAAAAATATAATATCTCCTAACAAACCAACAACTACAAACAAGTCAATCAAGGAATTAAATATAGGTGATGAAGTACAACATCAACGAGGAACTCCAACTATTGAAGGTATAATTACTTACATAGACGAAATATCTAGTAAGGTTCAAGTTAAAACTAAAGCTGGCACCTTAAAAGAAAGAAGCGCTAAATCAATAAGGAGAAAAGAATCATACGCTGGGGGATATTTATTAGAACCCAAACCTGGATTATATTCATATGTTAGTGATTCTGACTTCACTAGTCTATATCCGAGTATTATTAAATCACTTAATTTAGGAATTGAAACATTAGTAGGTCGAATTGTAACTAAAACAAATTATGAACAATATAATTCTTTAGAAAAACTAAAAGAAAAAGATCCTGAAGAAATAATTTATATTGAAAAACTAAATACTAAAACTTATAACTTAAAACCAGGTAAAGTTAAAATAAAAGATTTAGTAGAATTAATTGAAGAAAATGATTGGTCTATATCAGCTAGTGGTGCTTTTTATAGAAATGATATTAAGAGTATATCATGTGAAGTATTAGAAGATTGGTTTGGAAAACGAGAGCATTATAGAGGATTAAAAAAACAAGCAGGTAAAAAAGAAGATTGGGAAAATTATAAATTATATGATCTATACCAATTAGCATTTAAGATCCTACAAAACGCTCTTTATGGTACTTATGCTATAAATGGATGGAGATACACAGATGGACATAAAATATGCTCTGCTTCTATTACAAATAGTGGCCAACGATTAACTAAAGAAAGTATTGTCTTTATCAATGAATATCTAGAAAAAACAATTAATAATAGTCGAACAGAATTTGTAATAGCATCTGATACTGACTCCGCTTATATCGAATTAAAAGAACTACTAGACTTAAAATACCCAGATATAACAAATGAAGATGAAAAAATTAATAAATTAATAGAATTATCTCAAGAATTACAGATTAAAGCGAATAAAAATTTAGATAATATATCAAAACGAGTATTTAATATACACAAAAAACATTACTTTGAATTAAAACAAGAAGTAATAGTTAAAAGAGCATATTGGTCAGGTAAACGAAGATACGCCATGTGGGTTGTAAATAAAGAAGGTGTACCTATCCCCGCAGACCATAAAGATGCTTTTGATATGAAAGGTCTAGATATAATGAAATCTAATTTCCCGCCATTATTTAGAGATTTTGGTGAAAGTCTAATTAAAAAAATTCTATTTGATGTCCCTAAACCTGAGATAGATAAATTTATTTTAGACTGGAAAAAATCATTAGATTCAATAGACTGGAAAAAATTATTGAAACCTACTGGTTTAAAGAAATTAGATGAATATATTAGTAAAAAACCAGATGCTGGTGAAATATTTTCTAAATTAGCATTAAAATGTCCTGTTAATACTAAAGCAGCAATATACACAAATGATTTATTAAAATTTAAAAAATTAAATAAAAAGCATCAACATTTCCAGATAGGAGATAAAATGTACATAGCTTATTTAAAAGAAAATCCATATCGAATAGATGTATTAGGTATTAATGGATATGATGATGCCCCTGAGATTTTAGAATTTGTTGAAAAATATATTGATAGAAATCAGATGTTCGAATCTGTTATTAAAAATAAAATAGAAAACTTATTCGCAGATCTAAATTGGGGCATGCCTATATTTAATGAAAAAGTAAATAAATTTTTTAAATTCTAATTTGGATAATTAAAAAACCTTAATTATATTAATGTCATATGATAGATAAATTAACTTTAACATCAATTATTTCAAAGTATTATCTTAACGGAATGATAGAAGCAGTTCGTTGGGATATAAAAGATAAAAACTTAGATATTAAGTTTACAGCCCCATCTAAAGAAATGATAGGTAACATAACTTATAAAAATATACCGCTTGAAGACTCTATAATAGGCATAAGCAACACTACTCAACTAAATAAACTGTTACATATAACAAGCGGTTATGTAGATTTAAAATATATTAAACAAAATAAGATATTTACTAAACTAATTATATCTGATAAGCAATTTACAGTTAATTATGCTTTAGCTGATCTTATGATAATACCTAAAACTGGTGATTTAAATGGTGATATAACGTTTAATATTGAAGCTGGATTAGATAATGAAAGTATAAGTGCTATTGTAAAAGCAAAGACAGCATTAGCTGAAAGTGAAACAGTATCAATTAAACCAACATCGAATGCTGATAATGAATATCAAATAGAAATGGAATTTGGAGGTAATATTGAATATGCTAATAAAGTATCATTTTTTATACCAAACGTAACAACAAATAATGTACCTAATAATTTTAAAGTACATTATAATTCAAACATGATTAAAGAAATTATGTATTGTAATAGAGATATGGTGTTAGGAAAAATATCTATAAACTTAGATGGTTTAATGAAATTAGAATTTGAAGGTAAAGATCTAAAAAGTACTTATTACTTAGTCGCGAAGGAAATATAAAATCACATATTTATATAAAATAAAAAAGTTATAAAAAATGAAAGAATTCAAATTACAAGCAACATTCAACGCCGTTATCGTAAAACCGTTTAACGAAGAAGAAACAAAATACGGAAGTATTATTGTTCCCGACCTTGGAAAAGAAAAAAATCTTAGTGGTACTATAGTATCTGTAGGACCAGGTCAATATTCACTCACAGGTGAACTTATCCCAACTGTTCTTAAAGAAGGGCAAAATGTTATTCTACCTCAAATGGGCCCTGTAAAAGTAGAGCATGAAGGTATTGAATATTATGTTTGTCCTGAAAATACTGTTCTTGCTGTTATAAATGATTAATTTTTTTAAACAAAAAACCAACAAATATGTCTATTTTTAGATGTTGTCAAGGAAAAATACAACAAGCTTATGGGTTTATTTGGAAATACAAAGAAAATTAATTATATTTATTTAAAATAAAATTTATGTCAAAACAGATTATCGAATTCGGTCCTGAAGCTAGGAAAAAATTAATGAAAGGTATTGAAGTATTATCAAATGCTGTTACTACCACATTGGGTCCAAATGGACGAAATGTAATTTTTATGAAAGACGGAAGTGTTTCATCTACAAAAGATGGTGTATCCGTTGCTAAATCAATTGTATCACTTGAAGATCCAATTGAAGAATTAGGTGTTCAAATGGTAAAACAAGCCGCTATTAAAACAGCTGATATAGCTGGTGATGGTACAACTACATCAACATTATTAGCATCGGAGATGGTTAAACAGGGTTTAACTTACCTAAATAATGGCGCTAACGCAGTAGAAATTAAACGCGGTATTGATAAAGCTGTTAAAGAAGTAATAGCCCACCTTCGTGAAAACATTAAAGAAAATGTTTCATCTGAAGACCAACTTAAACAGATTGCATCTATTTCAGCTAATAATGACTCAGAAGTAGGAGAGTTAATAGCTACGGCGATGCAAAAAGTAGGTCGTGAGGGTGTTGTTCATATTGAAGAATCTAAAACTGGCGAAACATATCTTGAAACAGTAGAAGGTATGCAATTTGACAGAGGTTATAAATCACATTTCTTTGTTACAGACAACAATTCAATGTCTTGCACTTTAAATGATGTTTTGATCCTTATAGCAGATAAGAAATTTACTCAAGTAAAAGAATTACTTCCAATACTTGAAGCCGTATCTACTCAGAATAAATCATTACTTATTATAGCTGAAGATATTGAAAATGAAGCCTTAGCTACACTTATTGTAAATAAAGCTAGAGGTATATTAAAAGTAGCAGCTGTCAAAGCTCCTGATTTTGGTGATCGTCGTAAGTTGATTCTTGAAGATATAGCTGTTCTAACAGGTGGTCAAGTGTTTAGTACTGAAAAAGGTATGAAACTAGATAAATTTGATTGGAATTGGTTTGGTAAGGCTCGTGTAGCAACAATTACTAAAGACACAACTACTATTATTGATGGTAAAGGAGAAGAAACATTTATAACACAGCGTATAGAAGAACTACAACAACAAATTGAAAAAGCTAAAATTGGTTTTGAACAAGAAAAACTACAAGAACGTTTAGCTAAATTTATAGGTGGTGTAGCAATTATTCATGTAGGTGGAAATACTGAAACCGAAATGAAGGAAAAGAAAGATCGCGTTGATGATGCTTTACATGCTACAAAAGCCGCTATTGAAGAAGGTATTGTGCCTGGAGGTGGAGCAACGTTAATACACGCTCGTACAGGTATAGCTAATCGTGACACTATTGGTTCTCAAATTGTTTATAATGCTTGCGCTGCTCCATTTAAGAAAATACTTGAAAACGCAGGTTATGAACCTGAAGATATATATAATGCTATTAATGAAGTAAATGGCGGAAGTTATTGGTACGGATGGGATTTAAAAGAAGAAAAATTCACTGATATGAAACAAGCAGGAATTATCGACCCGGCCAAAGTAACACGTTGTGCTCTTGAAAACGCAGCATCAGTAGCAGGTTTAATACTGCTTACAGAAGCATGTGTGGTAGATAAACCTGAAGATAAAAAAGACAATGGTTCTTTTGATCCAATGATGGGAATGATGTAAGTTATAAAAAATTAGTTATGAGACAGCACACTATATTAAATGAAAAGTATAGACCCGATACTTTAGAGGGATACATCTGTAAAGAAGAAATTAAGATTAAATTTCAAGAATTCATTGATAATCAAGATATACCTCATCTATTATTTGCAGGTAAACCAGGCGCTGGTAAAACTACTATAGCTAAAATATTAGCTAATAACATTAATTGTGATCATATTTATATTAATGCTGCTGATGAAAGAAGCATAGATGTTATGAGAGAAAAAGTAGGAGCATTTGCTTCTGCGGGTAGTTTTAAACCACTCAAAATAGTAATATTAGATGAAGCTACTCATATATTACAAGCGTCTCAAGTAGTACTATTAAATATGATGGAAACGTATAGTCTAAATACTAGATTTATACTAACAGGTAACTACCCAGAGAGACTAATTGACCCACTCCGTAGTAGATGTCAAGAATTTGATTTACAACCACCATCTAAAAAAATAATTGCTCAACATATCCATGATATCTTAAATAAGGAAGAAATTGAACATACTTTAGAGGATATAGTAATTATTATAAAAAAGTTTTACCCTGATTATAGGCGAATAATAAATAATTGCCAAAAATATACAGTTGATAATATTCTAAAATTAGATAATTCAATTAATATATCTAATGATTATAAAGATAAAGTGTTAAATGAATTAAAAACACCAACATCTAAATCTCTTAATAATATTAGACAAATAATAGCAGATGCTGATTTAAATGACTATGAAGATTTATATAGATTCTTATATGATTCATTAGACCAATACTCAAAAACAAATGAAGGAATACTTATAATCATTATTGAAGAATATAAATTCCATTCATTATCTAGAGTAGACCAAGAAATATGTTTTTGTGCATTATTATCTAAGATACTACAAGTATTATTAAGTAAAAAAGTCATATAAAATATGTTTCCTTATCTACTTTGATAATATGTATAATAAAATATTAACATGAATTATCAAAAAGTATATAATCAAATAATAGAACGAGCTAAAACAAGACAACTAAAAGGTTATACTGAAAAACACCATATTATTCCTAAATGTTTAGGAGGTAATAATGATAAAAAAAATTTAGTAGAATTAACAGCTCGTGAACATTTCATATGTCATAGATTACTTTGTGAACTTTATCCGGATAATGAAAAATTAAAATATTGTCTTTGGTTAATGATTACGGGAAGGAAAAGATGGAAATTTGCTGATGATTATAATATAAGTAGTAAAGTTTATGAAAATACTAAATTAACTTTTTCTGAATTAATGAAAACTAAAAAAACAAATTTAGGGAACAAACATAGTGATGAAACAAAACAAAAAATGAGTCAATCTCATTTAGGAAAAAAAAGAACAGAAGAAACAAAACAAAAAATGAAAACTTCTGCTTTAGGTAAGAAAAAAACAGAACAACATAAAAAATCATTAAGTGAATCTACATCAAATTCTTTTGGTCGTCCTGTTTTGCAAAAAGATTTATATGATAATCTTGTAAAGGAATGGAAAACCGGTAAATTAGCATCTCAAGAGCTAAATTTAAATTATTTAGCTATAAATAATTGTTGTAGGAAAAACGAAAATAATAATGATAGAAAAAGAGATAAAAATAATATTGGAAAATATACTTCTTCTAATTATATTTGGGAGTATAAAAAATAAATTAACAATTTTAAATAAAAAAGTAATATAATATGAAAGATCAAATGAAATTGAATATTGATTTAAAAGCAACTCAAGTTGTTAAATCTCCAAGTGGTAATAGTGTATTCGCTGAAGGGACAGTATTAAGAAAAGGAAGTAAATTTTTATTAGGAACGGATACTGATCCTCTTATTCCTATACCTGTATTATACGATATAGAAACTAATAAAATATTACTAGATATGATTCCTAAGGAAATTAGAGAGGAATATAAGGATATAGGTTTTTCTTTGTAAAATCTTTTATTTTTTCCTGTGATAAATTTAAATACTTTTCTTTCTTATTATATTTATAACAAAAATATGGTAGGAATATATAAGATATTAAATCCCAAAAATAAAGTATATATTGGGCAGTCAACGGATATTAGAAATAGAGAAAAAATGTATAAAAGATTAGCTTGTAAATCTCAAAATAAATTATATAATTCACTTTTAAAATATGGTTGGGAACAACATACCTTTGAAATTATAGAAGAATGTAGTAGAGAACAACTAGATGAACGTGAAATATATTGGGGTAATTATTATGGTGTTTTAGGAAAAAATGGTTTAAATTTAAAGCTTGGAGATGGAAAAGGAAGTTGTAGTGAGGAAACAAAACAAAAAATGAAAAATGCAGCTATAGGTAGAAAATGGAGTAATGATACCAAAACAAAGTTTAAAACCTCTAAAATAAACCACCCCATGTACAACGATGATTGGCGATATAAAATAAAAGAAGCTAATAAAGGTAGAAAAATATTATGGGCTAATAAAATTAGTGATTCTTTAAAGGGAAAAAAAGGAAATTTTACCGATAAAACTCATTCACCTGAAACTAAACAAAAAATGAGTAATTACAGGAAAAAACACTATAATAATAACCATAAAAAATCTCAAATCATTCAATATGATCTAAAAGGTAATTTTATACGAGAATGGGGTTCAATTATTGAAGCCAAAAAAGAATATAAAGGAGACATATCCGCATGTGTTAGAGGAAGACAAAAATCAGCCGGAGGATATATTTGGAAAAATAAATAAAATTTATTATATTAAAGTTATGGCATTCACTATTTTTGATTGGTTAAAACAAATTACCCTTGATAAAAAATCTTGGAGCTCATTTTCAGAAGATGATAAATCATCTTTTAATACATACATGATACATAGATATCTTTCTATGGAACCAAAATATATTGATATAGTAAATTATGTCCAGATTATCCCATATAATGAAAAAGAAAAAATATATAAAATTTACTGCGACATGATTCCTAAGAAAAATATATTTTTAAAATACATTAAATCATCTAAAAAAAAGAAAACATCTGACTCTATTCTTCAATTTATAGCTAATGAATATACTTGTTCGTTAGGAGAAGCAGAAGAATACTCATATTTTTTAGGTAAAGATGGTGTAATAAGCATTCTATATAAGCATGGTATAGATGAAAAAGAACAAAAGAAACTTTTAAAAGAATTATTTTTATGATACAACAGAACAATTATGAAGAAATAAAGGCTATGGAAGCTTTTGAACAAACATACCCAACATTAGCTATTGAGTTTAAAAAAATTCAAGAAGAACAATACTCATTATTTGCTAAGAAAATGATGGATTATGGGCTTCAAAATATAGCATTAGGTACAACATTAGAAGAACATGAAGATGTTAAGTTCTCACTAATGGGTATTTGGTTAAGAATGAATGATAAAATTAATCGTCTAAAAAATATTCTAAAACGAGATGGTAAAAACTATGTTGAAGGAGAATCAATGATCGATAGTTTTATTGATATCACTAACTACAGTATTATAGCTCAATTAGTAGCTAGATCGAAATGGAAAAAATAAAATTTTGAAGAAAAAGACACACCATCCGATAGTAAAGGAAATTAAAAATAAAATATTCCCTCAAATTGATTATAGTTACCAGAAATCAATATCATATAGTCAAATGTCTATGTTTAGGAGTTGCCCACATAAGTGGGAACTCCATTATAAAGATGGACATTATATTTCTGAACAATCTATAAATCTTACTTTCGGAACAGCACTCCATGAAACATTGCAGCATTATCTAACTACATTTTATGAAGTAAGTGCTGCGGCTGCTGATAGAATTGATTTAGAAGAACATTTCCAAAACAAACTTGGAGAAACTTATAGGTTAAACTACAAAGCAAACAAAAATACCCATTTCAGCGACCCAGTAGAATTAAGAGAATTTTATGATGATGGAGTAGAAATTTTAAATTTTATTAAAAAGAAAAAAGGAGGCTATTTTAGTAAAAAAGGATGGCATCTAGTGGGGTGTGAAATACCAATTCAATTATCGCCAAATCCACAGTATAAAAACATAATCTACAAGGGTTTCTTAGATTTGGTATTATATCATGAACACACTAATACTATTAAAATTATCGATATTAAAACATCAACTCGTGGATGGAGTGATAAAGAAAAAAAAGATGAAGATAAACAATATCAACTAATATTATATAAGCAATTTTTTAGTCAAATATATAACATCCCTATTGATAATATTAATGTTGAATTTTTTATAGTTAAAAGAAAAATACCTGAAGTAAGTGATTTCCCAATAAAACGAGTACAAATCTTTACTCCACCTAGTGGTAAAATAAAACTAAACAGAGCTGATTCAGCTATAAATGAATTTATAGAGGAAGTATTTGATATTAATGGTAAATATAAAAATAAAACATACCTACCTAATCCATCAGTCCATAATTGTAGATTTTGCCCATACCGTAATTTGAAATCATTATGTTTAGAAGGAGTATCTTAATATCTTTTTATATATTTATATAAAACATTAAATAATTAAATTATGATAAAACATTACATCGATTACATTAAAGCATTCCTCAGGAATTGGAAAGAAATTAAAGAGAATATTCATCTCATTATAACAAAAGATTTAATTCATCGTAAGATTGTTCTGCAAACAGATGATTTAAATAAAACTTTTGATCGAATGAAATATATAATAAATTATAAACCTACTTATAAAAGAAAACCTGATGATTTAAAAAAAATCCTCACTGATTATCCTGGGTATTATGATTTTAAAAAAGCAAATGAAACTCCAAATCAAGATGAACTAAATAAAATATTTAATTTATCAAAACAAACACCTGAAGAATTTTTAAGCCCTGAAATTAAATAAGCAACACTATGGAAAAGAAAGAAATGGTATTAACATCAGTAAAAATCCCAAGCGATTTATTTGATGATTTTAAAGTAGCATCAGTGAGATATAAATTTAGTTTACAAAAACTAGTAGAAAGATCTATGGTTCTATATTTAGAAAATGAAGAATTTAGAAAACAATTACATAGTTTTAATAGTGTAAATTATAAGAGCAAATTCGAAGAATAAGTTTGGAAATATAAAAGTTTTTAATTAATATTAAGTTATATGGATTCACAGTTTATGTATTTACCTCCAGAGAAGAGGAAAAAAATTCTCCTAATTACAGACGATATTCGAGTACATTCAGGTGTAGGCACAATAGGTAGAGAAATCGTTCTGCATACAGCCCAACACTTTAATTGGGTAAATATTGGAGGTTCTATAAAACATCCAGAAGTAGGTAAGAGACTTGATTTGTCTCAATCTACTAACGAAAGTACAGGATTAACAGATGCTTCTGTATTTTTATACCCAACAGATGGATATGGCGGACCAGAAATGTTACGTGATATAATCAATATTGAAAATCCTGACGCTATAATGTTAATCACAGATCCTCGTTATTTCACATGGGTGTTTCAAATGGAAAATGAAATCCGTAAAAATATTCCCATTACTTACTTAAATATATGGGATGATTACCCAGCACCATTATATAATAAAGCATTTTATGAGTCTTGTGATTTGTTAATGGGTATTTCAAAACAAACAGTTAATATTAATGAGTTAGTTTTAGGTGATAAAATTAAGAATAAAATCATTAGATATGTTCCTCATGGTTTAAATCATGAGATAATGAAACCATTATCGGAGACAGATCCTGAATTACTTAAATTCAAAAAGAACATATTTGGAAATAAAGAATATGATTTTGTTTTGTTTTTTAATTCTAGAAATATTAGACGTAAACAAATACCTGACGCTATGTTAGCATATCGTTTGTTTATTGATCAATTACCTCTTGAACAAGCTAAAAAATGTGCTTTTGTATTACATACTGAAGTAGTAAGTGAACATGGTACTGATTTAGAAGCAATTAGTGAATTATTATTAACTGGTGAGCAATATAATATTTATTTTTCAACAAATAGATATAGTACACATGAAATGAATTTACTTTATAATTGTACTGATGCTCAAATATTGCTCACATCAAATGAAGGATGGGGATTAAGTTTAACTGAAGCTATATTAGCAGGTAAACCAATAATAGCTAATGTAACTGGGGGTATGCAAGATCAAATGCGTTTTTCTAAAGATGGAGCATGGATTGATTTTAATGCTGATTTCCCTTCAAACCATAATGGTACAATTAAAGAATGTGGTGAATGGGCATTTCCTGTATTCCCAACTAATCGTTCAATTGTAGGTTCACCTGTTACTCCTTATATCTGGGATGATAGATGTACATCTGAAGACGCGGCTGTTCAAATAATGAATGTCTATAAATTGGATAAAGAAGAAAGAAAACGTAGAGGATTAGCAGGTAGAAAATGGGCTATTGGACCAGAAGCAGGATTAACTTCTGAAGCGATGGGAAAAAGAACTATAGAAGCATTTGAAACTCTATTTCACACTTGGACACCAAGAGAAAAATATGAAATAGTAAACGCAAATGAAGTTAAAGATAATATTATAAATCACAAATTAATATATTAAAATAAGTTATATGAGTAAACCATTATTTGTAATAAGTTGTCCATTTGATAGCTACAGTGGCTATGGGGCTCGTTCAAGAGATTTAGTTAAAGCCATTATCAAATTAGACAAATATGAAGTAAAATTATTACCTCAACGATGGGGTAGTACACCTTGGGGATTCACAAAGAATAATCCAGAATGGTCATTTTTAAATGAGCATGTATTAAATACTCCTCAATTACCTAAACAACCTGAGATATGGATGCAGATTACCGTACCAAATGAATTCCAACCTATAGGTAAATTTAATATTGGGGTCACAGCAGGTATTGAGACCACAATTTGTGCTCCTGAATGGATTGAAGGATGTAATAGGATGAATTTAAATTTAGTATCATCTAATCATTCTAAAAAAGTATTTGAAAATTCTAAATTTCAAAAATTAAATAAACAAACCAACCAACCTGAAGGTACAATCCAATTAGAAAAACCAATAGAAGTGTTATTTGAAGGAGCATTAACTGATGTCTTTCAAACTGTGGAAAAATATCAAATTAAAAATATTGAATTAGATTCAATTAAAGAAGATTTCGCTTATTTATTTGTAGGTCATTGGTTACCAGGTGATGTGGGAGAGGACCGAAAAAACGTAGGTCTATTAGTTAAAGCGTTCTATGAGACATTTAAGAATAAATCGAAGAAACCGGCCTTAATATTAAAAACATCAATAGTAGGTTCATCATACATGGACCGAGATGAAATTCTTAAACGAATTAAACAAATAAGAAAAACAGTCAATTCTAAAGATCTACCTAACATTTATCTATTACAAGGAGAATTATCAGACTCAGAAATAAATGAGTTATATAATCATCCTAAAGTTAAAGCTATGGTGAATTTAACTAAAGGTGAAGGATTTGGAAGACCATTACTTGAATTTAGTCTAGTTAAAAAACCAATCATATCAACAAATTGGAGTGGTCATATTGATTTCTTAAATAAAGAATTCACTCCGTTAATAGAAGGTCAATTAACAAATGTTAACCCAAGTGCTGCTAATCAATTTTTACTTAAAGATAGCCAATGGTTCTCACCTGATAATGGCCAAATAGGATATTACTTAAAAGACGTGTTTGAGAATTATAAAAAATATTTAGAAGGAGCAAAACGCCAAGCCTATAAAAGTAAAACCGAATTTAGCTGGGATAAAATGAAAGAAAAAGTAGATTCATTATTTACTCAATACATACCTGAATTCCCAAAAGAAATTAAACTTAAACTCCCAGACCTTAAAAAAATATCATTACCTAAAAAAGAAGAAATAAATGGATAATTTAATAATTTGTGACCGATGTAAAGGAGATGCTTGCTATATTCAAGAAGTAAGCCCTGAGGTGAAAACATATTTTTGTTATGGATGTGGTTTTACAACTAATTCATTAATGAAAGAAGGAGAACAATTCTTTATAGAACAACAAGAAACACTTCCTGAATTATATAAAGCATTATTTTTCACTGATGAAGAAGGAAAAATATGGATGCCATCAACAGTAAATTCACCTAAACAAGGTATGATATTTGCGAATGGTAATAATGCTCAAAATTGGAAATGGTCAGCAGTAAAAGCAATACCTATACCTGAAGAAGAAAAAACAAAATATCCTATTCCAGGAAAGAAAAATCAATATTATGAATTTAGAATGGATATGACCACTATAACTCATTTTGAGGAAAAAGACTTTATGGAAGCCCTTTCATATATAGGTGTTTTACCTGAATAAAAGTTTGGTTTTATAAGAGTTATTTATTATTTTTACAATAAAAAATGGATAAAGCACATTATTTACATTGTCTTAAAACTGGAGTATTTGATACCAATATTTTTTATGAGTATTATCAAGAATGCAATAAACGAGAAGAATATAATTTTAGTTTAGTAGAATTCCATAATATATTTAATCAATATATTTCTATTTTTGGAGTAAATAATGCTATAGCTACTGTTAAACAGCATTATAATATTAAGTTTGAAATAGTAGAAGTAATAGATAAAGAAGGAAAAATTATTGACCGTTATTAAAATTAAAACATGAAAATAAGTTATGCTATTACAGCATGTAACGAACATGAAGAATTAGATAAATTACTCCATCATCTTTTAACATATAAACAAATAGAAGATGAAGTAGTAGTCCAAATAGATTCAAAACACACACCTGAAATTATAAAAGTTATAGGTACTCACATAGATAATATAAGAGTTGTTTATTTTTCTTTGAACAATGATTTCGCATTATTTAAGAATAATCTTAAAGATCATTGTGTTGGAGATTATATATTTCAAATAGATGCGGATGAAATTCCTAGTATAGACTTATTAACTAATATACATAAAATACTTGAAGATAATCCAATAGTAGATATGATGTTAGTCCCTAGAATCAACACTGTGGCTGGCCTAACTCAAGAACATATTGAAAAGTGGGGATGGAATATTAATAAACAAGGATGGGTTAACTTTCCTGATTATCAAACTCGAATTTATAAAAATAAACCTAATATAAATTGGAATAATAAAATTCATGAAAGATTATTTGGATTTACAACTCATGCTGCATTACCATCAATAGAAGAGTATTGCTTATACCATCCTAAAACTATAGAAAGACAAGAAAAACAAAATGAACGTTATTCTAAAATAGAAACAGGACAATTAAAATGAAATATAAACAAAGTGATAAACTCCCAGACATTAATCTTATAATGCCAGATATTTTCTATGACCATAGAGGAGAATATGTTGAAACATGGAACATTGAACAATATAAAACATTTGGTAATATTAAATGGAAACAAGATAGTTTTAGTACATCGGTAAAAAATACACTAAGAGGGTTACATGGGGATAAAGAAACATGGAAATTAATTCAATGTTTGAAAGGCTCAATAATGCTAGTTGTAGTCGACATGAGAATAAATAGTAAAACATATTTAAATCATGATGTTTTTTATCTTAATGAAAAAAATAGACACCAAGTTTTAATACCACCAATGTTTGCTAACGGACATTATGTTATAGAAGATTGTATTTTTAGTTATAAACAATCAACATTATACACTGGGGCTTATAATCAATTTACAGTAAGGTGGAATGATCCTTCTTTAAATATAGTTTGGCCCTCCGAAAATCCTATATTATCATCAAGAGATAAATTCGCAGAATTAATATGAAAATTTTAATAACAGGAGCCGCAGGCTATTTAGGATCAGTTTTAATTGATCATTTATTTAGTAAACATCATGATATGTTTAATAAGATAATAGCTGTGGATAATTTAATGTATAAACAAACATCTTTAGTTCATTATTGCCATCGTGATGATTTTGAATTTCATAAGTTAGATGTTCGTGATTATGATAATATGCTTCCATTAATACAAAAAGCAGATGTTATTATTCCTTTAGCTTGTATTGTAGGAATGCCCGCTTGTAAAAAATATCCTGAATTAACAGTAGCTACAAATCAAGAAGCTATACAGTGGCTAACTAAAGTCACTCGTCCTGATCAAAAAATTATTTTTCCAACTACAAATAGTGGTTATGGTATAGGTCAAGAAGGAATTTATTGTACTGAAGAAACACCATTAACTCCAATATCATTATATGGTGTGACTAAAATTGAAGCTGAAAAAGCACTACTTAATAATGGTAATGCTGTTACATTTAGATTAGCTACTGTATTTGGGATGTCTCCAAGAATGAGACTTGATCTATTAGTAAATGATTTCGCTTATAAAGCATATAAAGACAAATATATTGTATTGTTTGAATCTCATTTTAAACGTAATTTTATTCATATCAGAGATGTAGCTAAAACATTTGTGTTTGCTATTAAGAATTTTGATAAGATGAAAGGCCAAACATATAATGTAGGGCTAAGTTCAGCTAATATTAGTAAAAAAGAATTATGTGAAATAATTAAAACATTCATCCCTGATTTTTATATTGCTGAAAGTGAAATAAACGAAGACCCAGATAAACGAAATTACATTGTGAGTAATGATAAATTAGAATCATTAGGCTGGTACCCAGAATATGATCTTAATGCTGGTATAATAGAATTACTTAAAGCATATCCAATAATAGAATCATCAAATAATAACTTTACAAATTTATAAAAATGAAAAAAATAAAATTAATAACTAACAACCCAGTAGCTTA